CGCCATGTTTGCTTCCTTGTGCATTTCCGAATATTTTAATATTACCATCCTCGTCTATATAATTTTCAAAACCAGTTTTCGGAACTTCACAATCACCATTAATTAACATCCTAGGCGGACAACTGGCAGCTGCAATAGTTGGATTACCTCCAGCATTTGGTGAAGAAATACCTCCACCCATTTGTATGGCCAATCCCCCATGGTTCTGAGAAAAATGACCGCCATTTGGGCCGTGGGACTGAGCTGCAGCCAAACCACCCAATGTAATACTAGTGCTACTTCCAATCATTGTACCATTAATACTCATCGCATTTGCTGGAAAATTTAATAGGGTACCCGCCGCCGTTAATGCTTGAGTACCAATTGCTGTTTGTAGTGTATTACCATAAGTTCCAATTTGTGCCTGAACAGCACTATTAACTAAAGACAAATTAGCACTTCCACCATTTACAGAAAGACCTAATCCTGCCGGGCCCTGCAAATTTAATCCTAATGATATTCCCATACCGGCTGGGTTTATTCCAATATTAGCATTAAACCCAGCTTTATTTAATACAGGATTTACAACTTTATTGGTGATGTCTGTTATAGCCTTACCAACAATTGCACCAGCCAAACCTTTTACAAAACCCATAGGATTCTGCAATATATTCAACCCCATTGAAATGGCTGGGGGTAGTGTAATTGCATATTGCAAACTCATCCCAAGACCGGTACTAACAGATCCTTGTAATGCAGAAAATCCAGAAGAAAGCTGACCGGCCGCCGATTGTGCAGCAGTCATAATAGGTCCGAAAGCTGTTTTTGCAAGGGCAGCTGCAGAAGATACTACCCGTGAAAAGAAACCGCCTAAACTAATTCCAAATGCCATATATCTATATTTCCTTAAAATTTAGTATTACTCTTACCAGCAATAATATCATTAATGGTATCATGTGTGACTCGGATATTTTCACCACCATATCCAGACCCCGGTTCTACTGGATCATTTGCATTTAATCCTAATCCAATCGGGTTAGCTAAATCAGGATCAGGAATATCTATAGGAATAATATCTATAGTTGGTGCCAAGTATGCAAGATTAGCGATTGGTTTTGTTTCTGGTGTAAGAGTAAAGGCAGAAATAGCCCCAGCAGCGTCGTCGGCAGCTGTTGCATCCTCGGCCGGAGTTGCTGCCGGACCATTCATATCAATCCGAGGTGCAGTTTCAATAATATTGCCACCAGCTAGATTATTAAAATTGAGACCCGACTCCATAAAATGGGATATCCAAGCTTTACTGTTTATATTACCTAGATCAGATTGGAGAAATAAACTCCATTCAGATTTTATATGAATTTCTTTTGATTTTGACTCAAGTAATATATTTTCATCAATAGATTTTATATCCATATCTTTTTTAGAAGATATACGCATTAAATCATAAGATAATATGTGAGTCGCCTCGGCCGAAGTAGCAAATAGTCCAAGACCAGATTTAATATTAATATCACTTCCCAATGTCTCTAAATTAATTTTCTGAGCGGCCCAGACTTCAACTTTACTGGTTAGTGCGGTGATATTTACTCCGGCACCTGATGATAATAAGTCAATAGTACCAGCAATAGCCTCTGCTCGGATTTGGCCAGCTGCAGCATATTCATATATGTTACCACCCAAAGTAGTTTCATAAATATCTCCGGCCGCAGTAGTTCTATTATTATGCGATGCTGAAAATTCATCAACAGTTGTCAAAGCATAAGTCTTATTAGCTAAATATGAAAACTGTTCGATATTGGCCATCGAGCTAATGAAAATATTATCAGTTAATGTTTTCAGCGATATATCTTTAATATCAGCCTGCATCTTTATACTTTCTATGGCCTCTGTTTGGATATTACCCGTCTTTGTAAATAATATAGAAAGTTCTTTACACTTCCGAGTCCCAGCATGATACTTTGCAGATGCAGGATCCAGTGCAGTACCCAAAATATTCATATGACCATCATACTGCATATTAATATCACCAAGAGCTCGTATATTAACATTACGTTTTGATGATAAATCTAAATCCCCACCAGAATGAATTTGTATCTTCCATTTTGCAGATATATCCATTCTGTCATTAGCTCGAATCATTATTTCATCATCAGCCGTCCATGCAACCTTACCTTTGACATAAAGATAGTCATCAAAGATACGAATATTATAATTATCACCTTTTACATAATCAACCTTTGTGCCTTGATGGTCAACTTCGTAATATGTACCAGATCGGTGCATTTCATGGATTCGTTCTGCACCTGGAGTATCATCATATTCTCTAATATGACCTGATTCAGTTTCATATACATGATTATATGGATACTGAGCAGCCCAACGACTTGTAGGTTGGTTCCAGAACCGTGAATTGATTCCGGTATTCATTTCCGGATTACCAATATTAATTTGACGTTCTCTTGTTTCTGCTTTTGCTCTAATTGACCAGTGTGGATTAACTGTAATTACACCTTCACCCAAATAAGCAGAAAATAAGCTATAATAACTATCATGCAAATCTACAGCATCAATAACCGACGGTGTTGTAGTTTCTGTATCAGCATACTCAATGCTTCCTGGACCAGACCAAGGAATTCCATCCTGGGTACCTAATTTAATTTCAAAACTAGTTCCTTTATCAGTTACGGTCATACAGCGATAAATTCTGCCGTTATATTCTTCAGCACCTCTAACGCCTGATATCATTATAATATCACCTTTTTGAATTAAAGGTTTTGCATTTTTTCCTCTACTTTCTTTAGGTTGAGCAAAATAATTAGTACTATCTCCATATAAACCGACTTTAGTAGTAACCATATTACCATCAATTTTTTGAATGGGTATACCGCCTTCCGCAAGTCTATTAGTATCCTTTTCAGGTAGTAATACTAGATCAGTATTTTTTACATCTTTCCATTTAATATCTTTACGAGCTTCTGCTTTATTAGGATTACTAATATTATAGATACCAGTTCCGTATTGACCAGCTTCAAATAATTCTTTTACCTCTAATCTATGTGATGGTGTTAATTTTCCTTTTTGTACATATCGTGTTCTTGGATGAGAGATCCTATATTCTTCCCCATCTAGTAAAAAGTAACCAGTTTCATCACCAGATTCTTGACCCCAGGATGCTCTATTGTCTAATGGGTCTATACCAGTCATACCAGCAGAATCTTTAGAAACTGTTGGTGTATCTCTGGTGATCGGCCATGTAGGTGCCCAAGTACCTCCTGGCGCTTTGCCTGCTTCCTTATCAGCACGCCAATAATCATCTTCCAAATATCCAGTAGATATTACATTACCCATTCTCTGCTGATATCCATATGTCTGAACATCCGGCCATGTAAAAGTTCCGAAACCTTCAGGACATTGCCGAGCATCAGCAGTAACCCGCCTAGTGGTTCTATAAAGATAATGTAAAATATCCGAATGTGTTAATCGAACAAATTTAGGAGCATAACCTTCATAAGGAGGTAACTCTTGGGCCCAGTCCTCAGTACATTCATCCAAATCATTTGGAGCCTTACCCGCAGGTTTATAATTAGGTAGTCTAGGTGTCCATATGTACATATCATCTGGACGTTCTTCCCTTTCCATTACAAATTTTGGTCTTGTTCCACAATACCCACTTTCACTATTAGCATACCACGCTCTAGGTTTTTCTAAAGCATTTTCATGTATATCTGGATAATGTTTACCCGGCCCATGGTCATAATCATAAAATTTTTGACTATGACCAATTGTTACATCACTAGGAGGATAAGGAACATTCCGCATATCCACAGTAGGATCATGGAACCCCTTCTCATAATCTACAAACTTATTAGCTAAATCAGCTTCAATAGGTACTGGTCTCCGTCGCCGACCAGCCTGTTCTGTAATGACTTCTTTATTATATTCTTTTAGATTGCCTCTATATTTGGCCCACTTTTTATCTGATTCACCTTGAAGAGCTGTTGTGGTATTATCACCCGGAAGGGTTCCCATGACAATCCAATCTTGTAATGAATTGATATCTTTTGCAAATCCAACAACCCATGTTCCTTCTTTAATTGAACTAGTTGTATCTCCAACTCCGGCCATAGAACTAGAAGAAACGGGCTGCATTACCTGGGCCCAGGGTAAATCTTTCGTTAAAATTTTCTCTTTATCTTCATCGTGGAGACCTAACCAACGAACTCTTACACGATTTAACTTTTCGGGATCAAATCTATCTTCAACTACACCGATTCCCCAATAAAAACCATCTTGTCCTAAAAATGCCATAAAATATTTGTCCTCGTTCTGTAATATTTATATAAGAACGAGAAGCAAAAAGTTGTTGAAAGGCCAAAGAAAACCCCCGCCGAAGCAGGGGTTCTCTAAAACAGCTTTACGGGCTGTTGCCTTAGTTAGTATCGGCAGAGCAGTGTTATCAAGATCACTTTTGATGCCTGAATTTGGTCAAGGACTTTTCTATCATTGTATTGCCTACTGTATATGTAGGACTTTTCCTTAATATTGCGATTTACACCGACTGACAGGTCACAAATCTGCCAGACCATCAGTATCGTTTCATTTCTCATCCTTCTATATCTGGTTGTGGTGGTAACTCTGGAGTTTCTATTCCACCACTTGTGAATCGAACCAAGCATTTATTCTGCTTGGCATATTGTCTCGCCACATTCTCGGACTGGGTTCGGTTGCTTGATGCAAACTGAGCTACCTGTTTACCCTTATCTCCGTCCTTACGAATAATGACATAGAACTTTTCGTTTTTTTCTCTGAGCTCAATATACATAATTATCGTAGACTATATTTAACTTTCCATCTATTTTGTATGATCCGATTAGTAGTATCTTTACCAGAAAGTCTAAGCATATTTTTCAATGTTTTCCAAACTTCATTATCACGTTCTTTATTAGAAAACAACCTTCTCACCAGATTGGTTTTATATGAATGACAATTGTGGCAAAGAGTATGGAGATTTCGCTTATCATTATTTTTATGATTTTCATCAATATGATCCACTGACAATTGACCATCCCATTCAATGGTAGCTGTACATTCATAACCCAATCTACTATCTTCATTCTCACAATATTTTTTTCTGTATTTAAGATGGGGATGAAAAACATTTGTCCATTGGGTAACTGTCATTCCTTTCTTTCTGGCGTGATAAATCCTATGGCATTGCTGACATATATAACCACCATTAGCTCCTTTAGATTTGCGCCATCTAATAGAACCATCAGGTTTATAAGCACCGGTGTTCTGAGCACCTTTGTTACATCCTTTAACTTGACATTTCGGTCGTTTCATTTTCGTTATCTCTTAAATAAAAAAATAAAGGGAATGGGTAAGGGCAGGATAGATGTGCTCATTCGGGGCCCCGATGGCATCCGAACTTAGCAGTGACTTCTATAGTGGCCTCTCCAAGCGTCAGGTTAAGGCTCCCAGTTACCCAAGAGCCGCACCCTTACCCATTTTTATTAAAAGGAGTAATCCTCCTCCTCGTCATTATCATCGTCCTCGGAGTCATTCTGTTTTTCCACTAACGATTCGACATCCGCACCGGCGTCGATTTTCGTATAGAGGTCGAGGAACGATTCTTTGGTTTCAGCATCAAAACGGTTCACCGTCAGTTCGATTGCCTTCATTTTATCATTAAAGATGGAGAAGGCACCGACAATGTGGACCAACCGGCGAGTGGAAATGATCTCATCGCAACCACCTTCATAAAAGGTTTTGCGGATAACATCTGCCCACTTAACAAGGTTGTCCGAAAACTCGCCATCTTTCAGGTCGTGTTTACCAAGCTCGTTATTGAGAATTTTCTTCTCCATAGAAGCTGTCGGGTAAGACTGTTCGATGGTGACAGGGAACCTTTCAAGGAAGGCTTCGTTCAGTACATTAGTACCGATAAAGCGTCCGTCGTCAGAACCCTGGCCTTTGGTGTTTGCAGTAGCAACAACCGTGAACCCTTTGGCAGGATGCACCCATTTACCAATCTTTTTGAGGTAGATGGATGAACCCTCAAGAACAGGCTGCAAGGCCATGATCTTATTAGATGCCAAATCAATCTCGTCCAGAAGCAAAACGGCACCACGCTTCATGGCAGTCACCACAGGACCATCATGCCACACGGTCTCACCATTCAGGAGACGGAAACCACCGATCAGGTCATCCTCATCGGTCTCTACCGTGATATTGGCACGGACATATTCCCGTTTGAGTTTGGCACAGATTTCCTTGACCATGAGGGTCTTACCATTACCAGATTGACCGGTAATAAAGATGGGATAAAAGATCCCAGACTTTACAACGCTCTTTACGGTATTAAAATTTCCCCACGGAACATATCCGTCAAACTTCTCAGGAATATAAGAGTCCTGCTGATCCATCACACCGATAGCACTGGGCACCATTGCGATTGCCGAAACAGAACCTTCTGCCGTTTTAACAGGCGCCTGGTTCACATTGGAAGGAGTATCTTTTTCATATTCTCCATCCAGAGTTGGTAAGTAATACTTCCCACGGACTTCCGTTTTGAGTTCCTTACTAACCACCCACGCAGGGAATGACAATCCATCATAGGCATCCAAGACTTCAGCAATCTTGGTTCGGTCGATGATCTTGGTATCACTACCAAGGACATCAAGTGCCGCATGGACAAACTCCCTGCGTTTATCGGTCATTTTGATTTTTGACATATTATCTCCCAATGTCTTTTATGTTGGTTTCACTAATCACCTGATACGGCCCCTTATTATATGCCGGGGCAATAGTGTGTTTAGTGGACTTATAAACTTTCGGTTTCGGTAACGGCCCAGTTTGATTTGAGTCTAAACTGGGTGCATTTCGTTGTAAGACTTGCCTACTGGATTTTTATCCTCATCTTCTTTGCATATTTAACGGTCATTAATTCTTGACCTCTTGATGAAGTAAATCTAGGTTTTCCTTTACCAGATTTAATTACCTTTCCATCTTGAACTAAAACCCAATAATCATCAGGCAAAGACTTCCAATCTTTTGATTCTTTCCTTTTCGGGTTAAGATTCTGTTGGTGTGAACCGTGTCCGTAACTAATCACACGGCACCCTGTAGTACGGCAGACCAATAGGTGTCGTGTAAGACATTCGCACGGAGACCATTCTCGGTCATCTCGTCCTCATCCATATCCAACTCGTATGCCGTGATCTCGTAGCGGGGGTCATATCCCACGCCATTCATACGACCGTTGATATCGGCATCAAAATGTGCCATGCGTTCCTCGTGGGTCATGTCCACACCGGCATCAATAATGCGGAAATAATGCTGCCCGCTATAGATGTCCATGAAGTCGACCGTATAGAAATAATAATCCCCTGTATAGCTGGGGGTATCAATATGACGGTTAAAGGTGTTTAATGTAGCCATAGTTAAATAAGTATCTCCTAATATGGGCTGTGTTCGATTCAATAACAACATTATACCACACTTTCAGGATATCGTCAAGCACCCTAAAAAGTCGTTATATATCAATGACTTACAAGGGTTGGTTCTGGAAGATTCCGAAAAATCTGGACAAAAACCCAACTTTTTTTCCTATATAAATCAACGGTTTACGAGGGAAGTCCAAGCTCCCTGCGGTTTCTAAAAAACCTTTATAAATCAAACACTTACGGGAGGCGGGACGACGCCCTATAAGTACTTGATTTATAAGGGTTTGGTCGGGGATGGAGGAATCGAACCTCCGATCTCCTGCTCCCAAAGCAGGCGCCTTACCAGACTTGGCCAATCCCCGAATCGTGGCGGTCCGTAGGGGACTTGAACCCCTAATACCAGCGTGACAGGCTAGCGTGATAACCGATTTCACTAACGGACCGCACATTTTTTAAGCAATAATATCCATCATCTTATTGACTAATACCTTGTTGCCAAACTTTATGGTCTGATTCTTCTTAAAGGCATTTTTGATTTTAGAGACCGTCATGGTTCCATCGACTTCCAGTTCCTCAGCAGTATCTCTAAGTTTGCCGACAGGCACAATGAAGAACTGGTCATAATGCCAGTTAGGAACTTCTGCCACTCCATTTTTTCTCAATCCTTGACGGACCTCTGTGAACTTCTCTTTATTGTAATAACGATGTCCAATAAAGTCCTCAAGGACTCTGGTACGAACCGACTTACCATGAGATTCTGAATCAATGAATAATCCAACGATATTCAGGTCGTAACGGTCTTTCAGAAGATGCATTACAGCTCGTTCCTGAGTCGGACCGTCATGGTAGTATCTTTCATATTGACTATTTTCGTTCTCAAGGTTATATTCCTTACGAGTAATCGGATCAGCCAGTCTTGCCTTACGGAATCTGCGACCAGTGTATGATTCGTTCCCATCCTCATCAAGCATATAGATACAATCAAATGAGTTATTACCTTGACCGTCAGTCAGAGTAATAAGGTTCATTACATCAATCTTATGGTACTCCTTAAAGTTAGGAATGATTTTTACCATAGACACTAATGCCTGAAGCATCGGTGTATTACCAAGATCATAGGCACCAAAGTGTGATCGTTCTCTTGTCGCCATTTCACCCATCTGAAAAAGCACTTTTGCCATTAGACTGCTCTGCTTGGCACTCATTCTGCTAGAAAACAGGTTTAACAGCTTGAAGTTATCAGTCAGGCTGAATCTGGCATCATTGACTTTGACATTCCAGTTACCGTAGCGTTTGAGAAGTCTTGATAACCATTCTTTATGATCTTCACCTTCCTGACGGCTGCGTTCCGGGTCTGACCATCCACCGGTAAAGGCATATACCTCAAAAGGCACATTGACTTTCTGACAGAACCATACCAGTGATATCACCTGCTTGATGGTATCTGACAGATGAGGGATCATAGAAGCTGACCAGTCGAGTAACATAATCATCCCGTGATTCTTACCATCAGGTCGAATCGTATTCCGAAGGAACAGGTCATCATTATACTTGTAACTGTGAATCTTGGTCATATCCAGAACACCTGTCTTGGAAATAGATTCCTTACGATACTCAGCCGCTGACTTTTTACGCTCAAACTCTTTTGCCATGTAACCGACAATCTTCTGGGAGTTCCGACGGAACTTCATATAACCATCATCCAGATTAAGAATAGGAAACTCAGTATTCGGGTATCTTGCTACCATATCTGAATACCGTTCTTGAATAGTACCGAGATTCTTCTTATTGATCTTCGGCAGTTCATCCAATACCTGGGTGTAAGGGATAATAATGTTTTTGAGATTTGCATCCGGCAGACCGAAATAATAAATCTCCTCATTATACTTGTCCTGTTCTACCAGGTCATTCTTAACAGCACTATCAAAGTTGTCCTGAGTCTCACCGAGCAGATCACCGTACATATCGTCCAACTTCTCACTGGTGGACCGAGTATCTACATCTCCTTGCTCATCATTATTCTGGAAATCCTGTCCGGTATCCTCTGAATCATCCTCTTCTGAATCATCCTCAGAATCATCACCGAAACCGAAATCGTCCATATCAGTATCACCACCATCTTCTAACGGTGACCCTGTCCCTATATCATTAGAGTTAGATGTAAAG